TGACACCCCGAAGGGGGTGTTTCGCCTATACAAGGCTCATCAGAGTACCTGCTTTCAGCAGTCAATCAAGTCGGTCAAGGTCATCTGCTCGTCGCAGGTCAGCTCGTCCCACTGCTCCGTAGAGGTGAGGAGGTGGAAGTCGAAAGAGGAGGTCAGGAGGTCAGCAATTAGCTGACGGCGTAGGTTCTTGTCCATAACGGAAAGGGGTTAATTGAAGTTTGTTATTGAGAGGTTAAGTGTATATACTCTCTTCACTCTGTTCAGAGAGTATATACACGTAACTCTCTATTAAGGGAAGTCACGTGTTCCGATTCCGAAGCCCTCCAAAGAGATGAAGGTTTCTTCGTTGTAAGCGTCGACCACCAAGCGCACTGCCTCTGGGTCTTCGTCACCCGAGTACTGCACATAGGCGAGCACAAGCTCCTCCGCAGACAGGCCACGGAATGGGTTGAAGTATTTGTTGAAGTTTGACATTGTAAGTTAATGATTTTCAATTTGTTGGACAATCTTGACCGTCCACCCATCAGGACACCAGTCCACAGCGTGTTCGAGTGCAAGGTCCAAGGTGTATGCGAGGAATTTTTCCTCCCTCCAGTCGTCGCGGTCACGTCCACGGTAGTACGTCATAAGGTATTCGTTCATAGGTAGATGGATTTGCTGTTAGCAAAGTCGTAGATGGCTTTCTCCTTGCGCGCCTTTGCAAGTTCAACCGCCACGTACTTGGACTGAACGATGTCGGAGAGTTCGATATAAACTCGACCTTCGTCGACCCAACCCCCAATCACCTGGGTGTCACGATCGAGTGAGGAGCATACGAGGCCGTTCATCACTTTCTCAAAGTGAATGAAAGAAAGGCTTTCGTTGTCGATTTCAAAGGGCTTGAAATCTTGCGCTCCGCCTACTGCATAGCCGCCTCCGTTGTATGTGTGAAGCTTGTCGATTCCGACGGGTCGGACGCTGAACCCCTCTCCGCTTTGGAGTAGGTGGTATAAAGAAATTGTTGTCATCGTAGATGAATTGAAGTTTGATACTGACACCCCGAAGGGTGTTTCGCTTATACAAAGCTCATCAGAGTACCTGTACTGCTTTCAGCAGTCAATCAAATCGGTCAAGGTCATCTGCTCGTCGCAGGTTAGCTCGTCCCACTGCTCCGTAGAGGTGAGGAGGTCGAAGTCGAAAGAGGAGGTCAGGAGGTCAGCAATTAGCTGACAGCGTAGGTTCTTGTCCATGACGGAAAGGGTTTAATTGAAGTTTGTTATTGAGAGGTTAAGTGTATATACTCTCTTCACTCTGTTCAGAGAGTATATACACGTAACTCTCTAAATGAATCAGAGTTCGAAGGGGACTTCGGCTGGGAGTGCAGTCGTCTCCATGTGCACCGCAAGGCAGGCTGTGAGGGCCTCGATTTTAGCTTCCAAGGAAGCTACTCTGTCAGTTTCACTGACCCCCATAGCTGCTTTCTTGGCCTCAATCTTCGATTGCTTCTTGGCTGCTTTCTTGGCATCCATCTCTTTCAGAGATGCTTGAGCATCTTCTACCGAAGATGTCTTTGCCTTCTTCGAAGGCTTGACGGGACCAACTTCGTTGGTTCGCATGGCTGCCTTGTCCATGTGGTCGGCTGTCCGCTGAGCCGCTGTCCGCTTGGCCTTGCGACGCTTCTTCGACTTGGCCTTTGGCTTGTCCTTAATCTCTTCGAGATTAGAGATGAAATCCAAAGCTTCTTGCAGAAGCTTCGTTGCGGCGGCTTTGCGGGCTGCGGTTGGACGGAAGGTGGCTTGGTTGACTGCCTTCTTGCAGTCACTGAAAGTGAAAGTACTCATCGTAGATGAATTGAAGTTTGAACTCCGAAGGGCTGACTCTCAAACCCTTAGGAGATAGTAGTATAAGAGAGAGTCGTAGACTCCTCTCTCTCTTATACTACATCTCTATCCTTCCAGCTTATCACTACCTACTACCTTGGTAGTAGTAGTGGAGCTGAAACCTCCTAACACGCTGAGAGATAACTCGTTATCTCCGTAGGTTAGGCAACGCGAAGGACCTCGGTTTGCCGTTTGAGTACCACCCCTAAGAGGGGTGATGGAGTTGAAGTAGAGGTTTAGGTTGGGGATTGTCCCACCCTGACAGACAGCGCGTCCCATCCTGCGGTCTCATGCGGTGGTAGAACTGAAGCTACCTAACTGACTGTAAGTCAGTAGGTAAAAGCTGAAAGATACAGCGCTACTATCGAAGATAGTAGGGGGTGGCCTGTGGTCAAACCGTTTCGGTTCGTGCATGCAGTCGTGCACAAGTATATATAATCCCCCAGATCTATAGAGCTGACCCCATTTTTCGCTTTGTCCTTGGGATATTGCCTTCAGTAGCAAGTACATGCTAAAACCTCTAAGCCATTCGTTTACAGTATGTTAGAAGCCTTTGGTTAAAGCGTTACTAGACTATTGACTTTTAAGATTTTTGTTTATACCTTTACGGAATATTAAGCGACTCTAAGAAGGGAAAGCTTCTAAGAATGTTTTTTCTGTTTACACAGAGGAGTCCTTTATGTTTATGGCGCGGGAATAGTAGTATCTAGATGAGAACACGTAGAATGGCCCGTGAGGGCATGAATATATTGCGGGATGGTGACCCTAAAAAGCATCAGGACAAGATTCGTGCTTTAGGCAGGGATGATGAGACCATATATGTGCCTTCTGGGGAGGGTGCTATGGACGATCCTGAGAATTACTTGAACTTAGCCAAGCTTGACAGCATTGTTCAGGCCCCATTTCCTACTGCACCTATGCCTTTTTCTAGATTTAGGGACATGGTAAGGACTGTAGAGGCTGGTCCTGAATCACCAGACCCATATACGCAGATACAAGAGGTCAATACACCTGAGGGTAAGGCACCTGTGAGGAGAGAGTTGCAACCCAACTATGGTAGCGGGGCTTATCAGCTAGATTATGCTACAGCACAGACGGCATACAACAGAATCAAGTCTATTGCAGACAAAAGGGATATGGATTACCCTGATCTAAGTGAAGAAGACCTTAAGTACCCTTCTGATCTACCCCCAGAGATACAGGATATGTTGTTTACGGCTCACTTTGCTATGGATAAGCAGAGCTCTGTAGAGGATGTTTTGAAGGACGCCTCTAAGTGGGGTAAGAATTGGTATCGGGGGCACTACAAGGGCGATGACCAGGGAAGGCTTCAGCATTTCTACGACGTTCAGAAGGCTCAAATGAGGTAACGATTACTTCTTTATATTTGTGGCAAACATTAGCTATGCAAATAAAGAAGAAGTCTTATAAGGGTGGGGGAAAGTTTCCTGACTTGACAGGTGACGGCAAGGTCACTATGGCTGACGTCCTAAAGGGTCGCGGCGTAAAGAAAGCCAAGGGCGGCATGAAGTACGGTAAGGGTGGCGACTATGACCCTAGAAAAGAGGCAATGAAAAAAGGTCTAGAGGCTAAGATCAAGAAAGCCAAGGGAACCCCTGATGCCAAAGCACTTGTTGAGCAGTATAAAAAGCTTACTGGTACTAAGTGAACAAGTTCTACTTCAATCCCAAGCGCAAGCGAAAGGACCCTGTTGTAGAAAATGAAAAAAGAAGGCTTAAGAATGAAGCTATCAAAAAATCTGTCACTCGCCGAGGTAACGAAAAGCCTAACAGCTAAGCGCCTAGGCATCGACAACACACCAGATGATTGGGTACAAGGAAATCTCAAGGCGATTGCAGAGCGCGTATTTCAACCTCTTAGGGACGCTTTCAAGTGTCCTATATTCGTGTCGAGCGGCTATCGTTCGGCTGAGCTCAATGTTGCGATCGGCGGCTCAGTTCGTAGTCAGCACGTGGAGGGAAGAGCACTCGATCTTGACGCAGATGTATACGGTCGGTGTAAGAACTCTGAAATCTTCGAGTATATTCGTGAGAACTTGGAGTTTGATCAACTTATTTGGGAATTTGGCACTGAGGACAATCCTGATTGGGTTCACGTGTCTTACGTTTATGATGGCGTTAATCGTGGTCGGTGCCTCAAGGCTTGTCGTGATGATGAGGGGCAGACGTACTATAAAGTAATATTTGGAAAAGCACTATAACTATGGAAGACGAATTTGACGACATCAGTTTCTTGGATCAAGACAAGCTGAAAAAACAAGAAGCCAAGATTGAATCTGGCGAGATAACCTGCAACCTGGACTCTCCAGAGGATTGCGAAAGCTGTAGCGGATAATGGCAACTCTAACGGTAACTATAAACGAAAGCGTAACCCTCAACGGAAGAGAAAGGGGTAGCGAAATAACAATGGACGTTGAGTCTATAACTCAGGTCATGCACCGCATTGTTAGCGTACCGTCCGACAGCGGATCTACGGCAACGCAAACTACGATAGCTAATTTTAGAACTGCGGTCACTACTGCCGACAGCGCAATGGATGATGACGACGTCAGGTACGCTAGGGTAACAAACCTTGACGCCTCCAATGCCGTTACACTGAACCTTCAGCTAGCTGCTAACGGAGATACCGATGCCTCTACAAACGCAAGCGTATTGCTTGAAGCGGGAAAGACGTTTATAATAAACAAAGCTGTAGGTGCTGCAGCCGTTGATGATGACGCTGCTACGGCTATAGTGAGCTTGGTAGACATTGAAAGCATCATTGCTGTCAACGACAATGCAGCTGACGTAGACATAGAAGTCTTTGTAGCTAGCGTTTAATCTTCTAGCTCTCTGTAAAAAGCCTGCACTAACAAGCGGGCTTTTTGCGTTAGGGCATATCTGACGCGGTAGTTGTACTTTGTCTCTTCTCTGAACAAGTGATCCTCTAGTTTGGTTGATGGAGTCATCTTGTCAAAGTGTTTATATATATACCCTTCGTTGGCCAGAGGGTACACAAGTCTCTCTGCTAGTTTCTTTTCTGAGTATTTAAAGTCTTCTGATGCGTACTTTAGCGTAAAGAACTCTAAGTCATAGGCCCAAAGCATAAAAAGCATCTCCCTCTCAAAAACGTCTTTCTTCTCGCAGAAGCCTATCATGCTGGTTCTCAGCCTCTTGAGGTAGTTGTTTTTTACGTACCTTTGGTTGAGGTGAGAGAAGTCACGAAAGAGCTTCTTTTTAGATACTAAACTTTTAGGCATTTAATTATGGATATGGATCAATACAAAGGTATGGAAGAAGAAGGGTTCTGGTTCGAAATGCAAGAGATCGCCTACTCTATAAATGAGTTGGTTGCTAAGTATGAACTTGACGATAAGGTTATATCTTCTTTTGTTATCGGGCTGCTTGAGCCCTTTGATGACGAAACGAGCAACATGAAAGCCTTCTTTCACTACAACATACAGAGCGACGGGGAGCTTGATATAATTAAAGACTTTATGACTGATTCTTATACGCCACCAGTCACTGAGGATGATATAGATCTTGATGATCTTATCTCAGGACTTGGCATATCATTAAATTAAAATGCAAGGACTTATTAGAAAGATTATCATTGGGAAAGATCCCAAGGATGCTATGGCCTATTATGTGGGGATGAGAGCAGGAGACGGAAATGTTTCTGCTATTGTTGTTGATGATGAGCACCTTCACAGGTACAACAAGAAGAGATATCTTGTATATTTGCAGCAGCAGGACTCTCAGGTTCTATGGAAGAGCGTAGACGAGATGCCCTGTATTGTAGAATACGATTGTAAGTTTTAAATGGCCACAACCAATCTCTATACTGGAGGAGCTGAGTTCAAACTACCTAATGGTAAGTTTTATGTGGGTAGCTACCATGTGCATCCTACAATGGGAGCCATGGTCGGAGCTGTTCATACGAATCGCAAGCACTCTATGCTGACACCAGCCAATGAGGAGATTGAGCAAAAGGTCGAAACCCTTAAGGGTAGAAGGAAAAAGGGGGTGATACCCACTAGCTCTCCTGCCCGCTCAAGAACTACATCGACACCTCCCACTCCGCGTAGGAGACCCAGAGCAGCAACCAGGGCGCCCAGAAGAAGTACTGGGTCCTCGTCATATTAAATTAAATGAAGACTCTTGACTTGTTTGTTGTTGAGCTTGAAAAAAAGATCAACGACACAATTACCACGGATGGTGGTATGGAGCTGTTTATCGACACTAGGTTCGAAGGCAGCGAGTTTAAACACAGGATTACAGAGGGGCCCGTTGTGGCATCCCCTCTAAAACACGACACAGGAGTGGAAGAGGGTGACACCCTTTACTTTCACCACCTCGTCGTACTCAATGAAGGCCAAGTGTTGACTGGCCACGACAATCATTATCTCGTAAGGTATGATCCAGAGCACACAATCAACAATCAAGCGATTGCTTACAAGAGCTCAAAAAGTGGACACATATATACCCTCGGTGGTTGGGCGCTACTTACACCTGTTGACGAAGACCCTGAAGCTGGTGAGCAGAGCGATCTTATTGAGGTTGTCAAGCTTACAGAGTCTCCCGTTCGAAAAGCTTGCATTGCTTTCGATGCTCCTTGGCTTGAAGAGCTTGGCGTCGGTGCTGGCGATATTGTGGGGATTAAGAAGAACAGAGACTACGGGATAACCATCGAAGGGGTAAAGTATTTCAGAGTCAGGGCAGAAGACATCATGTATGTCGAAAACTAAGTTTACAACCATCTCTGCTGCCAAGCGCTTGATGTCATCTATGGAGTCTGCTATAGACAATATGATTGACGAAATCAAGAAGCCTGTAGATCCAGACATCAACGGAAGTGCGCGTAAGGCCGAGCTCCAGTCTATTAAACAGACAGCTACGGACTGTAAGGAGTTAATCGTTGAAAGACAGCGACTAGAGCAAATGATAAAAGATTTATCTACCAATGGGTCAATCGAAGAGACAAGAGACTACAGCGGAGGTTTCGCTGAAAGGTTCTCTAAATGATTGGAAAGAAATAGTATGGCAACACAATAAAACAGATTACAAGTTCTGGGAGGATTCCTGGAACGAAAAAGAAGAAGACTGAGTTGTTGGTTTTCGTCAGGCGGCCTTCTACGCGAAAAGGGCTTATCAACTGGGGCGTAGTTCAGTTGGTTAGAGCGTCTGTCTTATACACAGGAAGTCGTGGGTTCAAGTCCCACCGCCCCAACAATTTATTATATTTGTACCATGAAGCTTAAAAAGAGAGACTACAAGAAGGAGTATGCCAAGTACGGAAAGGGCGGTAAAGCCAAGAGGTACAGGGCTGCTCTCAACCGTATAGCTAGACGCCTTGGCGTTTATGGCAACGGTGATGGTCTCGATAACGCGCACGTCGGCACGTCTGACAAAACCAAGCCTCAGTCGGAATCTAAAAACAGAGCAAACAATAGGCCTAGGCGGAGACGCAGTAGGTAAGGGCTGCACCTGTAGCTCAACTGGATAGAGCATCGCCCTTCTAAGGCGAGGGTTCGGGGTTCGAGTCCCTGCGGGTGTACTAAATTAAATTCAACACAATGGCTAAGATTCAAGTATCAGAATACAAGAAGAAACGTATTCGTCGGAAAGGTGTCCACGCTAAGACTAAGACATCTAAAAACAAAAATTCAGTTAATTACAAGAAGCCTTATGCTTCACAAGGACGATAATTATGGCTACTTACATTTGCGAGTGCGGAGATCACGAAGAGGATAAAACTGGTGTCACCATTAGATTTGTTGACGACAAAGCTCAACACCAGATCCAATGCCCATGCGGAAAGCACATGGACATTAAGAACCCTAAAACAGGTGCGCCTAGTTTCAAAAGAAACAGGTGGGGTCAAGTATACTGATGCAGGACTTTCTTGACTTCATGCAAGAAGTTGCTGGGTTTTACAACTCTTTTGGGACTGAGAACAAACAGTACGATCTCGACGGTGACGGCATAGTTACGGTTTTAGATTGGCTAGAGTTCTTATCCAACCAGCCTTACTTTTGAGCGTTCTAATAAACATAGAAGGATATGATGACCCTGCTATCTCGATTTGCCCCAAGGGTACGAAAGGTGAAAGTATTGAGCTCGGTGGGCTACTCATTGTTCTTCCCGCTCAGCCTCCCAAAAAAGAAATTGCAGGACATGGACGTCCAGACCACCTGCAGCTGTGGGAAAGGATTCCTATGCCAAAGGAGCTGTCTAGGATTAAGTCTATGGATGAGTGGGGGGAGATGCCTAGGGAGTTTCGACAAAAGTTTTCTTCGTATATCGAAGAGGAGTTTCGCCGTAGGCGTGACGGCTTTTGGTTTTACAACGCAGGTGTCCCTACATATATTACGGGGCGGCACTATATGATGCTACAGTGGACTAGGATGGACATAGGTCACCCTAGCTATCTTGAGTTCCAAAGAAATATCTTCTTACATTTGGCTGCGTGTGAGGCGGACCCACGCTGCATAGGGCAGCTCTACACCAAGTGTCGGCGGAGTGGATATACGAATATCTGTTCCGCCGTTTTGGTTGATGAGGCTACTTAGGTCAAAGACAAGCTCCTTGGCATTCAGTCTAAGACTGGTAAAGACGCCCAAGAGAACATCTTTATGAAGAAGGTGGTGTACATCTTCCGAGGCTATCCGTTTTTCTTTAAGCCTATACAGGACGGTACTACCAATCCACGTATGGAGCTTGCCTTTAGAGAGCCAAGTAAAAGGATTACCAAAAACAACAAGACCTCTCAGAAGGGAGAGGCTCTTAATACAGTAATTAACTGGAAGAATACAACTAACAATGCTTATGATGGAGAGAAACTCCATCTGATGTATTTAGACGAAGCTGGAAAATGGGAAAAACCTACAGACATAAGGGACGCCTGGAGGATTCAACGGACGTGTTTGATCGTCGGGCGGAAAATAGTCGGAAAAGCGATGGTCGGAAGCACCGTCAATCCGATGGACAAGGGTGGGAAGGAGTACAAGGAACTGTGGAGGGACTCGGATCCAAACGAAAGAAACGCAAACGGAAGAACCAGAACGGGTCTCTATAGGCTCTTTATGCCTTCATACGAGTCCTTAGAGGGCTTCTTTGACAAGTATGGTCACCCAGTGGTAGATGATCCGCCTAAGGCGATCGAGGGGCTTGATGGAGAGGATATTATTTTTGGCGCAAAGACTTACCTTAAGAATGAAAGAGAAAGCCTAAAGGGTG